TCCATCTGCACGACGGCCCAAGTGTTGGTAATAGCCATTAACTTACTCCTGCTCCAGAAATGACCCACACGGTCGACGTCACTTTGAGGACTGTGGCTACACCATATTGAGCCAAGGTGCGGCTCCCGGTGTTAGCTGTCCCTGCCTGATGCAGTGTGTCGGTCGTGATACTTATAGTCTGATTGCTACCGCTGTTGTTAAAGATTGTAACTGCCGAGCCGATGGGGAATGCGACCGAGCCATTAGCAGGGATGACCACACCACCAGTCGTGATGCTGATATGCTTACCCATGTCGGACAGAGCCAGTGTGTAAGCAGCAGTCTGGCTGTTCTGCGGTAGACCCTTATAGCCGACAGCGTCGGCCAAGTTCGAGGATGTAATACCGCCTGTGGAGGTGATGCGGAAGTTCTCTACACCCGCCGCGCCAAAGGCAAGTTGGCTACCGCCAAACTGGGCGATGATCGAGGTAAGGCCCGCTGTAGTGACAGGGTCAATAGCAACAGCAGTGGAGTTGGTTGCGTCACTAATCCGCGTTATCCCTGCGGCATGTAGGCGCGAGGCGGGGGAAGTTGTGCCAATCCCAACGTCGCCGTTGGGGTATTTTATTGTCAGACGCGCAGTGGTACCTGCTTCCAATATCTGGAAATCATCGCCAACCGCCGACACGGTGTAGTTATAGTTCGTCGACGAACACAGTTTTATGTAGCGGTTAGCGCCGTTGGTCGTAGCAATGTTGCCCGCGACGGTCAGCAGCTGGTCAGCAGTGGTGGTGCCGAGTAGTAGGTTACCCGCAGAAGTGAGGCGCATAACCTCGGTGCCGTCCGCAGCTACATTTCGCCCGACCCAAAACGCAAAAGCGTTAGTTGCAGCGGGCTGTCCAAACGCCCAATCGGCAATACCGTTTTGGCTTAACTGTATCTGCGACCCTGTCTGCCCAGTTGCACCATCGTTACGCCCAAGATAAATGATGCCCCGCGTCGGATTGGTAACACGGGCGTCCATGCGCGTAGCTGGGCTGGTTACCCCAAACCCGGCATTCCCCGACGAGTCGATAACCTGTCGTATGGTACCGCCTACGGTTACCGAATACCCAGCATTGGACACACCGGCTATGTATGGGTTTATGTCTACTGTGTTGCCGCCGACATAGTTCGTGTTCAACCGCAAGGCGACCACACTACCCGCGCTTACATATGTCTCAAGCTGCGCACCGGGGGTAGAAGTGTTGATACCGACAGTACCCGTACTGGTCACACGCATGCGCTCAGTGTCGTTCGTACCCAACACAAGGGGCTGCGCGCCGTCGCTTTGAACCCATACTTGACCAGCACGGAGAGAACCTGTCGCCCAAGCTACAAGCCCCCCTGAAGCACCGGTAGCGCTAACAGAGAACGAGGCGTAGTCGAAGTTATTCCCAGTCGACGCCTGCTGCGTCCGCACGATAACGGGTGTGTTCGCGGTGTTATTGTAGGCGTGAATGCGAGTGCTGGGAGTAGTAATGCCGACCCCAACATCACCAGCTGCGGTGATGCGCATTTTTTCGGTAGCGTTGGTGGCAAAACCAAGCCCGTTATTGGTCGAGTTTTCTACATACGCCAGACCATCCCCACGCATATAAAAATACGCAGAGCCTACGCTTGAGCGGGCTAGGAACCCGGCACCAAAACCGCCAGTAGCGGTGTTGTTAAACGAACCAACCCAATTGAAACCTGAAGCCGCGTCCGTACGAACCTCAAGTTTATAGTTAGGTGAGGTAGTCCCGATACCGACATCACCCGCTGCGGTGATACGCATGCGCTCAGTATTGGCGGTCTGGAATCTAAGTATGGCGCTGCCGCCAGTCGCAAAGCTGGCGTTGATGTAAGAGCCTGAAGCATCCGCACCCGAAACAAGCTGGTTAGCTCGGGTAGCGTCGGTCTCGTGCAGTATAAGTGTGCCGCCGCTACCGACAGTGGTGCGGATATTCCCGTTGACGTCCAGCCTAGCCGAGGGGGTAGTACCGATCCCAACCTGCCCGGAAGAGTCGATACGCATGCGCTCAGTGCCTACCAATGTAGTAGCAGTCGCAGCGGTGAAGAACTGGATAATGGTAGCGGAGGTCATCGTCGAGACCCCGCCGCCAACAGTAATAGCATTAGCGCCTGAGCTTGAGGCAGACATAGCTATGGTAATAGGAGATTGCGCGTTCGTGTAATGGGCAGCACCGATCACACCATATTTGGTGGTCGCGTCCGTCGTTACATCTTGCAGGCGAAGCTGGTCGGCAATAGACGAATTTAATACATGCAGGCGAGCAGCTGGCGCAGTTATACCGATCCCGACATTGCCGCTGGAATTGATACGCATGCGCTCTACACCGTTTGTGTAGGAGGTTATAGACCTAGAAGGGTCCGCAAGTGTGCGTACCTCATTCGCATCCCAGTATAGATACCCCGCACGAGTGGCGTTGTTGCGGAACTCAATGCGTGTATCGGCGGTAGTGTTGCTCTCGAAAACGGCATTTATGCCGCCCGCACCTCCGTTGGTGTGGAGCCGCGCTGCCGCCGCAGTTGTACCAATACCGAGGCTACCGTTGCTATCAAGGCGCATGCGCTCGGCAGGAGTTGCTCCAGCGCCGCCGTTAGTGCGGAATATCATCGCCCCTGCGCTAGAAACTCCGTAGGCGGTGGATATGGCGGTTATCTGAGCTATGTCACCAGTGAAACTTGTGTTGGGATACCAGCCGATTTCGTTACCAACGCCATCGGCGCTGTTGCCACCAAGGATCAGTTTCTGTGTGCCGGTAGCCGGTGTAGACCCTGTCAAACCCACGCCTAGGGTGGAAAGCGCCATGTTACCCGCGCCGACCGTGAACCGAGCTTGGGGCCCTGCGGTACCTACACCGACGTTACCAGTCTGCGTGATGCGCATACGTTCGGAAGTGTCAGTGGTGAACGTAATTTGGCCGCCCCATGCGGCACTGCGGCCCGAATATATACTCATGATCGCAGAGTTAGGGGTAAACCCTATACCCGCTTCGTTGATCGTCGAGCTATAGAAAGTGTACGCGCCTTGGCTCGTCGTAGTGCCTATTTGTAGGCGAGCTTCGGGGGCAAGAGTATCAAATAGATGTAAGCGCGCGACGGGGGAGTTGGTTCCGATCCCAACATTGCCTGCGCTGGTGATACGCATCGCCTCGGCGCTATTGGTATCAAATATTAGCGGGAAAGCAGTGGTCGTGCGTAGGCGCAAAGAGCCGTCCGAAATGCCCTGCATGAAGCTGCCATTTGCGAACTGGAGGTAAGGGTTGCTGGTGCTAGTGTTAGTCAGGAGTATCGAAGCCGCACCGGAACCACTATTCACAGTAAGCTGCCCTGCACCGCTGGTTGCATTGACTAAAAAATTACCCCCGCTGTCGAGGCGCATGCGTTCTGTACCGCCGGTAAGAAAGGTAAAACCTCCGACGTTGTTACCAGTCGATGCAAGCTGCACGATGTTAGCTGTGGGGTCAGCAGATACCGCAAGTCCGTGCGAGTCTGTCCCTGCGACGTTAATAGCTTGAAGGACCGCGATCTCCGCCATCGTATCGCTGGCTGGGCTACGGACTTGGAACTGTGATCCGGGGTCGACATTCACCCCAACCCGGCCATTGCTACGGATACGTAGGCGCTCGACACCTGCAGTACTGAGCGCAACAAAGTCAGCAGCAGGGGAGAACATGCCAGTGTTCGTATCCCCAGTGAAGCTATAGCTGGGGGCTGTTACGGTACCGAGAGCAGCTGTGATCGAGCCGTCCTGATACACCGCTTTACCGGCAGGGTAGTCGACGAACACGTCCTTGGTGCCAGCAGAGAAGGTAACCTTGGTCGTGCCGCCTGCGCTCGATGAAAGCACAGTATCACGAGATAGCGTAGTACCTGCAGCGGTGTAGGTGCCGATGCCGACTTCCCACTCCGACCCGCCAGCGATGGTGTAGAAGGTATTGTTGCCGTTGCCGATGGCTGTGCCAAACGTCTGGAACCCAGTAGGTGCAGTCCCGCTGAGCGTTATGGTGCCGGTACCAGTGGTGGTGGTCGTTTCCCGGACGCGGTCAGCGACGACAAAAGGCATTACATAAGGTTCCGTAGTTTGTAGATAGCGGTCAGATATACACTCGTCACACCGTCTACGAGGTTGGCGACTGCGCGGTTACCCTTGCAAATTTTCTCGTGGTTCTTCTCGATCCACTCGGCATCTTCGATCAGGATCAACAGGATTTCTTCTGCCTTGGTCTTGGGCGCTTTGATCGTACCGACAAGCTCGAAGGCACCTTGATACGTCTCTACTAACGTATCTAGGGCGTCAATGACGCCCTCGTAGAACTCACCCAACGCCGTATGCCGCGCGTAGGCACCGACGCCATTGGCCTGCCAGTGCTCAAAATGCGCAACATTGCGGGCGTAAAATACCCGGGCGATGAGTTCTTCGATCATTAGGCGATCCGGATAATAGCGGTGGTGTTAGTGGCTGACGGGAAGATAACCGTGAAGTCACCAGCAGTCGAGGTACGATCTGCACCGAAATCAAGCACCGCTACCGCAGCATTGGTCAGCGTGGTGTTCGCCGTGCCGTTAGCCGAGGGAGTGTTGTTGTAGATCAGAGCGCCACGAGCCGTGATGGTCGCGTTTGCCCAAGTCGTGTTGTTGAAGGTCGTGAAGCCCGTACCCGCAGAGGCCGATGTATTCGAAGCCGTGACACCACCGTTGACAAGCGTGTTACCGCCAGCCGTGTAGTTCGTGCCGGTTACTTCGCTGGTCGTGGTGTACGACGTGGTGTTGGCGTCGATGTTAGCCGCCGAGGTGTACAGCGCCATCTTGAAGGTGTCGCCACCCGTGTTACGAAAATCGTGCACGCAGAGCATGATCTCTGCCTTAAAGCTGGTGCACATCGCTTGTACGATAGGCATAAATAATCTCCTTAGGAGTCGATCAGTTTTACAAGCTCAGGGAAACCAGCTTGGGTAAACTTATTCGCCAGAGTCACGTTCCGCGAGCGCATAGCCTCACGCATGTAGTAGACCAGCACCTCGCGCAGGTTTTCACGGAAGGCACGGGCCTGATCCGCAATCACCGGGGGTGCATTGTCGCCCACACTGATAATCTGATCCAAGGCACGCTCTGCGAGTTCTTCCGCAGAGAAACCACGCCCCTGCGTGGTCATGATCTTAACGGTGCCAATGGCGGATTCGATTTCTGTAATCATTTGACGGGGTACCTCACTTGCTGTGTACGATACATATCCTGACGATTTTTACCTTCGCCCAGCTGTTTGAGCATGGACAGGGCTTCGTCGTATCGTTGCTGGTAGAACCCCATAACATCAGCTTCACCCTTCATAAAGGTATATGCTTCAAGGAGCGACCCGTAGAGCAATACACTGTCGAAATTATCCCCGAGCCACGTCGTACCGGCAGTCACAATGGACGGCGGGTAGTAGAAATAGTGCAATTCTACCGAGTAGTTTGAGTCCGGGGTAGGACCTAGGATGAAGGAGTTTTCGTCGAAATAGGCGTAGTGGGTGGGAAGCCCAGTGACGCTCGGGTTGGGAAACGACTCCCGGATGAAGCTGACATCCTTATTGAGGAGGAAGCTGTAGTTCCCAGACCCGTCGATCACTGCCAGCGAGAAGTTAGCAAGCCAATCGGTAGGCACCGACAGATACCGGTTCCCCGAGGTAACAAGGCCGGTCACATTTTTCCGCAGGTCCAGAAGCTGGACCATATTGAAGATGCGCTGCTCAGCCTGCTGGATGAACGTGTTAATCTGTTCGGGACTCGTGAACGTAACAGTCCCCGACCCAGCGGTGTCGCCCCACTGGGTATTCGGGAAATCGTTTTCAACGTATCCCTTAATCGTCTCGAACAGAGTAGCGTAGTTCATTAGCCCATCTTCGTGCTATGGCCATAACCCTTCGTGGCGAGCTTAGTGCCCCGAATACGCATGGTTTGTGTGTTGGCAACCTTGTTGGGGTAGCCGTTATTGCCGGTGTCGACGGTATAGTCCATCGGCTGCTGGCTCCGTGACGGAAGCGGGTTAGCGCTTGCCGAGAGATACGACCATTTGTCTGAATTAGCCATTTTTCACCACCTTACCCATGTCCTTGCGGACCTTACGAACAGCACGCTTCTGGTTGGCGACCTTCGCAAGGCCACGTCCCATCTTCAGCAATTGCTTATTGGTTACACCACCTTTAGCCATGACTTACTCCTACGTTTGCACCGTCACGGTGCCGATCTGACCTGTAGATAATAGCGTATTTGGAAGCCCAGTTAAACCCAAAGGATTACTAAGGCCAACAGGGTTCCATCCCCACTGAATTACCCGGCTACCTTCACTGGGAGTACCGAAGGCCAGCACGTTAGCAGGGGGTCGTGAAAACTCCTCCGTGCGGATACCAGTCAAACCTGCTTGGCGGTAGCTCGTGTCAGGACGCGGGTTGCGCAATGCCTGAGGATCGTCGACCGGGTACATACCGATCTGAAGCTGCGGCTGGTCAGGTTCCCAGCATGACGGACACACGAGGATGTTCGTCGATTTGGTTTTTATGGTAAGCCTGCGAAGCTCCTTGAGCTTATATTTGAACCCGCAACGGTCGCATATCGCAATGGCCTTCTTACCAGAGGCGAATGGATTAGGCATTGCACCTCCTAGATAAACGACGGACGCGGAGCTATCCGCAGGGGGGCTTTTTCTCTATCTTCGTCTGCTGCCTGCTGCCAAGCCTCATCATACATCTGCTTGAGCATCACGGTGCGCTGCATGGCATCAGGGATTTTCATTGACAGGTGGTAGGCAAGACCCGCCACAAGCGCCGGAAGCATGCGGAACGGGATGTCCTGCGTGTTGACGCCGTTGCCCGCGTCCTGAATACGGCGCAGGCGGTAGTAGAAGAATGTGTAATAGTTGCTCTGGTCAGGGGCGGGCCACACGTTGATCTGCGGCGGCCTTACGCCAGTAACCGGATAGTCTGCACCTGATTGACGGTTGATCCACACCTGAATGGGGCGGCCCTGAGCATTCTTGTTCGGAATCGTGATGTAGGTGTCAGAACTGATGCGGTTGATGTTGATATCAAGCTGGTTCGACGTCGTACCTGCGTTCGTGCGGATGACATGCTCCATCAGGTCGATGGTGTCCACGGGCAGGTCATAAGTGATCTGGCCCTGCACGAGAGGGATCGAGCCTTGCTCGATGGTCCACAGATTTATGCCCTTATTGGCCCACTCGATGGTCAGCAGGTTCAGGCTGCGGCGCGCAGTCTTAAGGTCATAGCCCGTGCGAAGCTCGGCACCACAGCGCTCGAACGCCTCTTCGACTAGGTCGTTGAGGTTAAGGTCAAATGCGGTAGTGCCACTCGTTGTCATCGGTATCTCGCAGTCTTCTTGGCTATCGCCTTAGGCTGCTTCACGAACTGCTGCCCCTTGGCTTTACCTTCACGCTTGGCCTTGGTTGTAGCAGCATATTCGGAAGATGTCAGCGCTTCCCGTGCTTTCTTGGGAAGGTACCGTTCACCCGTAGCTTTTGGCCCCTGTGTCGAGGGTTTGCCCGATTTGGTGCCCCACTTCTCATCCGTCCATTTGGACAGCGATTTCTGTGCTTTTGTCTTGGGGCCGGAATACCCGCCCCCAGACTTCTTATACTGCTGGGTGGCCAGCTGGGCTTTGCGCGCGGACCATTGACCCGGATTGCCGCCTTTGCCGCCAGCCTTGACACTAGCAACTATGCGTTTCCATTTGGCCTCGTCCGTGCGCGCCACCTACTTACCTTTCTTGAAGCCCTTCAGCAGCTGAGCGAAGCGTGCACGCTGGCCCAGCTTGCCGGGGGCCTTAGCGGCCTTGGCTAGCTTCCCTGCCGGGATTTTTTCACCCTTCTTAGCGCCAAGCTGCGCACGGAGTGCACCGGGCTTTTTGATCGCTTTGGAGATGTTGAGTTTGGCTTTGCCGCCCTTAGCCATCTTGGAAGCATTCATAATACCCATACCTCGGGAGGCGCGCATTAGCAGGTCTTGCAGTTGGTCTTGCCCTTACGAGCAATACCGTCAGCGCGAGAAGAGACCGAACCGCCCTTGGCGTAGCACTTGCCGCCACCGGCTTTCTTGACCATTGCACGACCCATAGTGTCTGCCGACTTCTTCGTCATAGCGCGACCAGCCTT